ATCGCCGATTCCGAAATCAATATCAAATTTATACGGCGAATTTACAAGATCAATTTCGCCATTAAATTCGGTTATTGTTTGCTTTTCCGCAAGTGCCGCCGCGCCCTCTGCTTTTTGCATTGCGATAAATTCCGCGCTATCGGGTGCAATTTCCGTTTCCGTACCGTCGGCGTTTTTGATCTTTGTCGATAAATTCGATTGCAAGGTCATTTCGGCGCGGTCGATACCGCTTCCGCCTTGATCTTCGTCGGGATAATAAGCGACGTAATCGTGACTTACCGATCTTGTCGCGCCGCCGTCCGTTTCTTGCTCGTTAAACGTTGAAACGATTTGACAGTTCGTTTTCAACGGCTCGTCGCTTGTATAGTACGTCGCGGAAATTAAGTTGTCAAGCGATTGCGAAAACTTTACAATATCGCTTCGATCTTGCCCGTTTACGGTTTGATACAAAATCGCGCCGTTATACAATTTCGAAACCGATCCCACCTTGTGTAATTTCAAAAGATTTTTGATAAAATCCCACAAGTTACCCCGCGTCGCTTGCGCTTCCGTTTGTTTCCCGTCAAGACCGTTCCACGCATACATTATCCCGTAAATTTGTCTTTTCGCAAGCGCGCCGCCGCCTATATTTTGTCTAACGATTAAATTTAATGCGGCGGATAAATCGGCGGGCAATTCCAACGGATCGCGAATAATTCTCTTTGAAAGTACGAATTTCGCTTCGTACCCTTTCGCGGAAATCATACGCGCGCCGTCCGCGTTATATTCATATTGTATCGCTAAAATTAGCCATAAATAATCTTTATGCGGAATTTTTATAAAATTTCCTTTTTGCAACGCCGCCAAATTGTTCAAGGTCGCGGGCGCATAAATTTGAAACTCGCCCGTTTCATAATATGAAATTTCCGCCCAAAATTCGGACGACTCAATCAACGCCGAGGCGTTAAGTAATGTTTTTGCGGCGTTCCATTTCCAAACTTCAATATACGGTATCATTCGAACCTCCGCTTATATATGATCGTAAAATATACGTCGTTTGTCGGAACAACCGCGCCGTTTGAATATTCGCCGACGTTAAAGGTATTTTCGCCCGTTTCAAGTTGCAACCAATCGTCACCGTTAAATCTTAAATATGACAAAACGGGCAATCCGTTATAAATCGTTGATCCGTTTATCTTTATGTATTTATTCCCGCGAACCGTGTTAATCTCGATTTCGTCGTTTTGCTGTAAGGTCAAATCGAGGTACATATACCAACCGTTTTGATCGCCCGATGAACACGCGATCGCGGGGTTCGTGATCGTATCAAGCGCGGTTATTAAAATTCGCATACCGACGGAAACGTCGCCGTCGTTTGTAAACGTTTTTACGCCGCTTGTATCGACCGCGCCAAAAGGTCGCCCCGTCGGGGTGAAATATTGCCCCGCAACGGGAAAATAAAGCAAATCAATAAACATTGATATTGCTTTGATAATTTGCGCCGCGTCTTCCCAATAAGGTTGCCCGCAATATATTTCAAGTTGGATTTCGCAAGCCGCCGCCATACGAGTATACCGCGGGATCGTCGCGATTCCTTTAATTGTGATTTCGCGGTCGTTTTCCTCTTCCGTCAACGTGACGTACTGTTTCGACTTTACGACCGACGTGAAAAAGTCCAAACTTTCGCGAATATCGGGTATGATCTTAAACGTCATTGATATTCCGCGCGGCAACGCTTTTACTTGCTCAATGATTGCGCCGTCAAGGTACGGGCTGTCGGCGGTCGCAATATCCGTTTCAATTCCGTGCAAAGCCTCGCACGCTGAAAGAATAAACCGCGCGTCGTTATTCAAAAGATCAAGCGTTTTTCCGTCTTTGTTTGTCAAGATCAATTTCATAAATTACCCCCGACGATCCGACGCGTCGCAAGTTCCGCCTTGTGTAACGCAAGTTTGCTTGTTTGTATCTTCTCGAATTTATAGTCAAAATTATAATTGTTGATCGTTTCGCCGCGCTGTCCGTTTAAGAGGTCGGCAAGCTGATTTATCAAGCCCGACGAATTGTTTAACGGCGCGACTTTCGGCGCAGAAATCTCCAACGCGGGCGTAAGTTTTGAAAGCGTCCTTTGCATAGACTTTTCCACGTCGTCCATTTCCTCGTTAAAACCAACGCCAAGCCCCAAAGCAAGATTTTTTCCGATCACGTTTTCAAAAACCTTGGACGGCGAATTGATACCGAAAACCTTTTTAACGCCGCTTACGATCGACTTTCCTAAACTCTTGACCGCGTTCCAAATTGTGGACGGGTTCAAAAGCCCTTTGATAAGACCGTCCAATAAATCCGTACCCGCTTTTAACATATCGGGGATTCCTTGGATCAAGCCGCTAACAATCGTTTTAATGATCGTCGGCATTTGGAGCATAAGTTGCGTTTGAATTTGCGGGATCGCCGCAATAATACCCATAAACAACTGAACCGCGCCGTTTATCAATTCGGGCAATCTCGACGTTAAGGTCTTGACCGTTGTTTCAACGACTTTCGGCAACTCTTGAACAAGTGCTTTTATGATCGTCGGCAAAGCGTCCACAATCGCCATTAAAAGGGTAATCGCGCCTTGCAATACTTGCGGGAAAGCCCCGATCAACTGATCGACCAACGTATTTATGATATTCGGCAATTCAACCATTAAAGATTGAATTAAAACGGGGATTGCGTCAACGATCGCGTTAAACAAAACGATCGCCGCGTCTAAAAGTTGCGGGATAAAACCGATCAAAGCCCCCGTCAAAGTCGGCAAAGCGTGTAATAACGCTTGTACGATTTGCGGGATTACCGCCACGATCGCCGCCAAAACTTGCGGCAACATATCACCCAACGCCGTTACAATTTGCGCGACGATATTTACTATCGTTGACAGCAAAGACGGCAAAGCGTTTAATAACGAGGTTATCAAGGCGGGGATCAATTGAACGAATATATCGACCGCGCGCGGCAATAATTCGTTAAATTTTTGCAACGCCGTATCAACGATACCCGCCAACCCCTCGGCGAATTTTTCCGCGCCGCCCGCTGTACCTTGCAACGCTTCTTTCAAGCCCTCGCCCATCATTTTGACGGCGGGTTCAAGCGCGGTCAAAAATTCCGCCATACCATTGCGGAGCATTGTCATTATAGGCTCGGCAACCGCGCCGAGTTTCGCCGTCGCGTGTTCAAGGTTCGTTTGCGCCGTGGACGCGTCCAAAACGTCCTTGTTCAATTCCTTGTAATTTTCCGCCGCCTCGCCGTATAAACCGTTTAGCGTTTCTTGTATATACGCCGCGCGTTCTTCGTCGCTGTTAAGGCTTTCAAGTTTTTTATTGAAATTTTCGAGGTTTACACCGCCCCACTCCAACGCGTCCGCCAAACCGCCCTCGGCGACAGCTTGTTTGCTCGCAAGAACGACCGCCTCGCTCATACTTTCAAGAGGGATCGCCTCGCCATACGTCGCAAAAACGCCCGTCAAAGTATCCGTCCAACTTTCGAGTTCTTTTTCGCTGTCAACAAGTTGCCCCAAAACAAGCATTGTTTCTTGCGCTTTTCGGGTATCACCCAAAACCGACCCGAAATAATTAAACGCTTCGTAAGTTTCTTCGGCGGAAAAACCAACGCGCCCGAACGCCGTTTCAAGCTGATTAAGCCCCGTCCTATATTCGCGCGTGCTATCCGCCAAAGAAAGAAAACCGCCGACCAACGCCGCCGCACTCGCACCAACCGCCGCAAGACCTTTCCCAATTGCGCCAAGTGCGCCCGAAAGTCCCTCCGCGCTTTTGCCTTGTTTCTCTTGCGCGTCGGTCAACGCTTTTAATTCTTGCTTTGTATTTACGCCCGCGTCTTTAAGTTCTTTCAAAGACGCGGTGTAATCTTCCGTTTGCTTTTCGGTCTTTTTAATGACCGCAACTTGCTTATTGATCGCGATTTGCAAGTTTTGGGCTTCCTTGGTGTTGCCCTTGCCCGCCTTTTCCATTTCGGCGTAACGCGCGTTCAAAATATCAAGTTTTTTCTTTTCCGCTTCGAGAACGCCGTTTAATTGCGAAATTTTCGCTTGCAATCCGTCGGTACTGTCGCTCCACTTGCCAAGACCCGCGGACGCGACTTCGAATTGAGAATTAACGTTGCGGATATATTGATTCAACTGTTGCGTGGACGCGGAAAATTGCGAAATATCCGCCCGAAATACTGTTGTAATCGTGTTTTCTTCCGCCATTTTTCCACCTCCTTATTAGTGCCACGTCGCCGTTTTTGACGTAACCCAAACCGCGCCGCCTTGATCGCCCTTTTGCGATCCGTGCTTTTCATTGTAATCTTTTATAACTACGTCGACGTAAAGATCGTAAACGTCGTTAAAATCGCTATTCATTACCTCGATCGGAGATAATCCCATATATCGACCGCAAAGACCGTCAATTATATCGTGATAACTTTCGCGATTGCTTCTTTTTGACGGCGGGGCGTTCATTGCCACCCCGCCCGCAATTAGTTTTTTTCCGCTTTTGCAACGACCCCGTTAATCTCCGCGCCGATCGTGCGGAAAAACGCGACGAGTTCGAACGGATCAACGCCTTGCAAGTCCTCTTCCGTAAATTCGGGGATAACGGCTTGTAACATTTTAAGCGTGATCTTTTCTTGCTCTTTTTCGGACGCGTTCTTCGTTTCCTCTTGCAACGTGCCAAGTTCTTTTGCGGTCTTGAAAAGCAAGCGTCTTACGGTGTAACTTTTCGTCGGCTCTTCGCTCGTGCAATCGCCGTAAACATTGATCTTAATATTCATAGTTTGCTCCTTTATTGTTCCACGTAGAACAATTATTCTACGGGTGTCTGCGCGGGCGTGGTCGGCGTAAGAACACTCGCCGCGTTGTCGGGCGTTACGACCTGCGCAAAGAAAGTCGTCAAAAGGCTCGTATCACCGCTCGGAACGGTGAGAACAAAATCAAGGTTTCTTTTGCCCGTGGTCGTCCACGCCTTTTTAGGTGCGGCGAAATCAATCTCGACGCTCTGCCCCTCGCTTGCCGTGCCGTCGTCAATAGTCGCCGACGACTTGGAAATGCTGTTTACCTTGCCGTGATACGCCCAAACGAGCTCGCAAGGTTGCGACGCGTCGCCGTCATAAAGAGCATAACCGACCGCGATATAAGGACGGGTCGAACCGTCGGGCGTGGTCGCCCTTGCGCTCAATGCGCTCGTTCCCTCGCCGAGCGTAATCGTGCTGTCGCCCATAAGCTCCGCCATTACGTCGGGAGCGATGCGCGTAGTCTCAAAAGTACGGGTGATCGAAGTCGCGCCGTAAGTGGTCTGCTGTACAACATTATCCGCGTACACTTTTTCGTTGTCGCTTGCAATGTCTCTCGAAACGTTCTTGACGGGCGCAAGCACTTTGACCGTGCCGTAAGTGACCGCTCCCGTCTCCGCATTTTCGGTCTCAACTGCATAGACGAGATGAGAACAACCTCTAAACTGTCTCATTGTTTTTTACCTCCATTATAGATATTCGATTTTATTGATATCCGCACGCCGCGCAAACCAAGTGTCGCGGTATGCTTTGTATGAATAGCCTACGCCGCTTACGATATAGCCCTTTCTCTTCAAAAGGTTCATCGCGTTTAATAACCCGCTATAAAGCGTTGCGGCGTTCTTTGTGTAATACGTCAAAGTGAACTCATACAAGCATTCTTTCGGCGCATTGTCCGCGCTCAAATGATCGCTCGTATAGTCTTCGCTGTATGTAAAGTATTCGTCGGGCAAATTTTCGGGCGCGTCGCCTTCCTCAAAAACGGGGATATTTAACTCCGCTAAATCTTCAAAGATCAAGATCATTCCATTGCCTCCGCGATCACTTTTTGAAACTCTTCTTGCTGAATGCGCGATACTTCCTTTCGGACTTTACCTTTTACCCTTACGGCGTTTTTAAGCCGTGTATCTCCTTTAAGGTGCGGCGTGCCGCTTGAAAGATAGGTCACTTGCGGCGCGTCTTTCCAACTAACGCCGACGTATTCTTTTGCGACCGTTCCCTCCCATTCAAGAGGCTTTTTCGCTACGTCTTCGGCTGATTTTTTCGATCTTCCCGTCGAATAATGTTTTCCCGCAATGAACGAATACGGCGAATTATTCATCGCCTCGATCACTTGACCGTTTGCATAATCGGCGGATTTTTCAAGGGCGTTTTCGGTTGCTCTTTTCAAAGCGTCGCCGCCCATTTCGTCCACTTTCCGCGCAAGATCAAGAAAGCCGTCAAAGTCAAGTCCGAATTTGTTCCTCGCCATTACGCGCCACCCTCATAAAGTTTAAGCGTTAATACCGCATACCTTCCGCGCATTTCCACGTTTTCGGGTTGTCCGTAAACTTGATAATCAACGCCGTTGATCGTAAGAATATCGCCCGCCTTAAAGTCTTCTTTCCACCAAGTTATAAACTCGGTTTTAGTATCAACGATGACCAAGCCGTTTGCGTTTAGTTCACTTGTTCCCCTTTGTTTGAATTTACCGCGAAGGGTTGCGACAACGGTTTCCGTTTTTTGCTGTCGCCCGTTGACCGTGCTATATGTCGTCCGCTTTTGTATCGCGGGCGTTATAAATTCGCGTATCGGTGCGGGGTTATACATTGCCGCCGCCCTCCGTGATATCTTCGGAATGAGGGTGATTAACGCGCAAAGTCGCTATGATCTGCAACGTCGTCTTTGACAAGTCGCCGTCCTCTATGAGATCTGTGACGACCTTTGCAAGGATATATTCCGCCTCGTTGGAATTGAGAAAAGCATTAGAGACGCCTTGCTCATAAAGAGTAATGCGCGCCATTTCCGCCCAATCTCGGACGAAATCGTCTTGCCCGCTATCCGCGAGGTTCGTCATAGTTTTAATAACTTCGTTTGCCATTT